CAAGTGCAAATCGATTACGAATGTGCTGAGGGCGATGGTTATACTAATTACTTTATAGGCGCATTTGACTTCAATACGTTTGAGCGACAATGTTCTGACTATTGCTTTATAAAGATTAGCGTAACCGCATCGAAATGCACCGATGTTTTTATGAGTCGAATGGGTCAAGATGTGGACATTGAAGCAACAACTAACTTTGATGGGGATGCGATAAGCCCAATGAGTTACACTACATTAAATATTGAGGGGCAAAGTATATTATTGCAAAATAAAGCAAACAATTTAGATAGTGAAACATTTAATGAAACCGCAACTGATTTAAGTGGATTAACTGGTAATAGAAATTATGACATTCCATTATTTTTGCCTAACACACCATTAGCAGAAATGGGCAATGATGTAAGCGGTTCTCCTGCTTGGAATGTGAACAATGTTTCTCCCGTAATAGTTGCAAAAAATGGCGGTTTAGATAATATAGTTTTCCCTTTAGCAGATGGCGAAAGTGATTTTGAAAACTACTTTCAATTTATGTATCTTTATGAGCCTGGCAATAATGATTGCGTAAACGATTTATCTATTGAGTGGGTTGCAAAAGGAACATTTGAAATCACACCAAATTACAACGGTAATGCAACAATAATATTAAGGGCTAACAAACGCAATCCAATTACAAACTCTGATTTTGATGACTTAGGGACTGTTACTATTGCGACAACTGCAACCCTTACAAATGGAGTAACTTTATCAATTCCATTTGATGAAACATTTATAGGCACAACACCACAACCGTTGCCCAATAGTTACATTTCTTTTGTTTGGCATATTACAATTTTTAAATCATCAGCAAGCGCAGTAGATACAACTAATTTTGTTGTTGCTTATGATACTTTGACAAATTTCTACATGTATTCAGATAGTGCTTGCCCTCCATCTGTTACGAAATCAGTTCCATTGCCTGACCTTTTAGAGTTCTTACCGACTGCATACATGGACACAGATTGTCCATTGTTGGAGGTTGAAGCAGAGTTAAGAGATTGTTTAGATAGGTATTCAATAACTAAGGGTTCATTTATTCGCCAGGTAACCGAGCCAAGTGTGCCGAAATTATTTACATCATACGAATATTTATTTGAGCAATGTAGAAAGATATTTAACATTGGTTGGGGGTTTGATAACAACGAAACCGAATTAAAGATTGCGCGAATTGAACATTTTTATAAATCAATAATTGTTGCCGATGTGGGATTGGTTGACAAAGCTATATTCACAACTGCTAAGGATTTGATTTATGGCACGATTAACGTAGGTTATAACAAGTGGGAGGCCGAAGAGTATAACGGACTTGATGAAATGAATACCGAGCGCCAATATCGCAGAAACATCGACTCAAACCCGAGCGAGTTAGACCTAATGGCAGACATAATAAGCGCGGGATATACCATTGAAGTAACACGCAGAAAAAACCAAGCAAGAACGGGAACAAGTGATTGGCGTTATGATGATGATTTATTTATCATTAATTCGGAAACTATTGATGGTTTCTTATACGCAATAAGAGGCATCGACAATGGAGCTGCAAATGTTTATTCGCCATCAACACGAATGAATTACGTGCTAACACCAGTGCGTAACTTGTTGAGGTGGTTTAAGTCAATATGTGCGGCCACACCGATAACCGCAAATGAGTCGCAGATATTCACAAGCGGCACTGGTAATTACATTGCAACGGGCGAGATGACTTCAGCATGTCAAATCGAAAACCAACCTATTACTGAAAACGCAACGATAAGCACTGCGATAATGGGCGATGTTTATTATGAAACACCAATTTGGAAGACTGAATATGTAACCTTTACCGCACCGTTTTCGATGGCAGACTTTGAAGATGTTAAAGTAAATCCTTATGGTGCAATTCGATTTAGATGCTCAGACACTTACTACACTGGCAACATTGTCGAAATTAACCACGATCCAAACGAGGGCTTAGCAGAATTTAAACTATTAATAAGAAGATAATGGCAGCGATATTAAACATACCTAATAGCTTTGTAACATTTTACAACCTAAGCAATAACTTAGGCATACCGGAATATGTAACCGATACCGATTGCGGAATTCAAAAGGACTTTTGCTTACCGATTTATGATGAAAAAGATTTAGCTTTTCAAGTAAACATTGCATCAAGCGAAGTATTGACTTCTGCCAATATAGATGTTCAATTAATACCCGCATCAGGAACGGGAATAACCTTAACTGGGTATAGCATTTCAGTTGTGGCTAATGGCATTTATGGAGGCTCAATACCGATTTATAATATTTATATTAACTTTTTTGGGAGTGATTTAACTAATGGAATAAGTGAGGGCGATTGTTTTCAAATAGGTATGCTTACGGGTGGCAGTATTGATTTAGCATATTTTGTATCCAACCAATGCTTTAAAAAGGTTAACGATAAATGTTTGACAACTAAACTTGAATACATAAACACATCTAACGCTTTTGGGTTTGTTTATAGAGCATTTGGCACGTTTCCAAACATAGCATTGACAATAAATAAAATCCGTTTACCATTATACTTTAAAGAGCCAAACATTAGCAGCGACAAAACTGTTTATGTTCGACCTGATGGAAGCCGCCAACTATTATCGGCGCGATTGGCAAAGCGTTATAAAGGTTATGTCGATGAAGTGCCAGAGGAAGTGCATCAAAACTTAGTAATTGCATTGAATCACGATGGCATTTACTTCACACCCGAAAACTTTACAACGCAAATACAAGCACGATTTGAGGATGAGTATAACAATAATTATCCCGAAATTATGCAGAACGTAAACATTTGGAGCGCGGATTTTACTATCTTTGAAACGCCATTTAACAACTTTAATTCAAACTGCGGATGACAACTGGAATACTTTTAATAGGAATCGGCCATAAAAATTATGGATGCATGGCTGCAAACCTTGCGATGTCATTACGTGCCAACGGTTGTCATTTGCCTATGACATTAGTAACGCAAGCCGATACTATCACGCGTTTAGATGAAGACTACAAAGCATTGTTTACGGATATAAAAGAAATACCGCCACATTGCTACACGCTAAAGGATAACGAAACGTGTTATATCAAAGCAAAGGCGCACATGGATGAGTTAACACCCTATGACTATACGTTGTTTATTGATGCCGATGTTATAATGATTAACAACCACAAAATAAACGAGGTAATCGCATCGCTAAAAGGAATTGATTTCGCAGTAAAGAATAGCGGATTTAAAAACTATGATAGTGATGAGATTACTGCCGATTCAAAGCAATGGGCTAACTTATTAGAAGTAAAAGGGGCTTTCGGATTTACAACTGAAAAGATTTGGAATGTGCATAGCGAGTTTATTTGGTGGAAAAAAGGCCATCCATTGTTTGCAAAGTGGGTAGAAAACTTTGAAAACATACGTGTAAAAAACATTGAGTTTGCTGGATGCATACCCGATGAATTGCCCTTATGGATTGCAATGTGTCAGTTAGGTATTGACTGTCATGAAGAAATGTATCACCCTACTTTTTGGCCAATGGATTCAACTAAAACAATGCGCTTAAAGGATTTAACAGATGACTATTGTGGTGTATCCATTGGCGGTAACCGAATAAGTGAAGTGCAATTAACAATATATAACAACCTTGTGCAAATTCATGCATTAAGAATGAATATGCGATATAAATTTTTACAACAGCCTAAAAGAAGATGGGCTCCAGAACGCCATACTTACTAAATGGAAACCGAAAACAAATACATTATTATTGATGCTGATATCGTTGCCGATGTCGCACGTAATCCACATATTGAGGATGAGGAATATGTTAACTTTCAATACTATTCCGATGGAGAATATCCGCGTAAATTAATCGATGAGGTAAGACCTAACGAGCACATAATCGTTAAGGAGTATCGCAAAAAAACTTATGAGGCGGTGTTTAGCGAAGTTTATGATCGCGTTTTAAATGCACTTAATAAAATACAACGTGCGGATGGATTTTTTTTAAAGTTTCCCGACACGCAATATCCACGAATTGCCAAAGATGAGGACTTAAAAACATACCTCACAAAAAACTTTACCGCTTCCAAGTCGTTAATGAATTGGGCTTTTCAAGTTGGGTTAAAACAATACACAATCGATGCAAACGGTGTTATTATTGTGTGGGCAGAACAAGCTGAGCCGACTGAATATAAGAAGCCCAGACCTTACGTAATTAATTCAAGCAGTATTGTTTACCATTACGAGGGCAATAGCATCGTTTACAAAGATGATGACAATGGCAATGTATATTATTCAATTGATAAGATTAGTTGGTCTAAATGGCGCAAGAAAAAGAAAGGCAACGGGTTTGATTTAGTTGAGGAAACATTCCATGGCTTAGGTGTATTCCCTGGCTTTACAATCGGTGGTGTTGTAGAAGAGGAGGATGAGTTGGGCCGCGAATATCAAAGCAGATTAAAAGCTATGCTACCATGGCTTAACGTGGCAACGGTTGAGTTTAGCGACTTACGTGCAGAGATAACGCAGCACATACATTCAACGGTTTGGATTTACCAAGATGAGCAATGTAAGTCATGCAACGGTCAAGGATTTACGTTTACAAAAGAGCAAGAGCGTGTGCCATGTACTAATAGCAAGTGTAAAGATGGGCAGATACCGACATCGCCCTACGAAACTATACGTGTAAGGCCTGCTAAAACAACGATGGGAGAAGTGCCTGCACCGACTCCACCGATGGGCTACATTCAAAAACAAACCGAGATTGCTGAGTTGCAGGATAAACGCATAAACGAAATGCGTTATCGTTCGTTAGCTGCCATCAATATGCAGTTTTTAGAGGCACAACCCGCGGCTCAAAGTGGTGTTGCAAAGGCATATGACCGCGATGAAACAAACAACACTTTTTACGGTGTTGCAGTTGATATAGGAACTATAATGACTAACATTGCTGAGTTGTGTGCGATGTGGAGATATAAAGAGATTTACGATGTTGAAACCATTAAGTCAATGGTGCCCGTTTGCGTTGTGCCAAATCAATTTGATATCTTAGGCAGTCAACTTATCTTAGAAGAGATTAAAGCGGCTAAGGATAGCGGTCTAAATGATGCGGTATTAAGTGCGCAAGAGTTAGAATATATCGTTAAGCGTTTCCCAAATGACATTGCAATGCAAGATATGTTACGCGATGCATTTAACCTTGACCCCGCAAGTGGTAAAACGCAAGAAGAGAAAGCGTTGTTGGTAAGCAATAAGATGCTATCTAAAACCGATGCAGTAATAAGCACATACATTCAAGATTTCGTGCAACGTGCATACGCTGAAAATCCTGAATTCAACCGATTAGATAAGTCAAAGCAGCAAGCGGTATTGAATGGATTTGCAGTTGAGAAGTTGAAAGAAATAAACACTAAGGACATATTGTTTAATCAGATATTTGGTGCTACTATTGTAGATAATGGCGCAAGCGAATAAAGAAATACAAGCAACATTAAACGCCATTGACAATGGTTTGATTACTTGGAATGAGGCAATGCCAAAAATCCAAGAGCAAATCTATCGGAGGCTGTTACAATTTCAACGTGAGCTAGGTGTTCAAGGCGATACAATAACAAACTCTGTTAAGAACATCAAACTGTTATCCAGTCTTAAGAGTGATTTGGAAACAATCATTTTAGATGACTCGGATTATGGCGAGAGTGTAACCAAGTTTGCAAAACTTTACGATAAGGTAAACGCGCTAAATTTTTCTTATTACAAAGCACTTGAAAAGAAATTCAAACCGCCTAAAGTAGTTGAGGCAATAAGGCAACAATCAATATCGGTTACGTTGGAGGGTTTAACCGAATCGGGATTGAATCAAAACCTCATCACGCCAGTGCGCGAAATGATTAACACCTATGTAACTACGGGTGGAAGTTACTCTAAGCTATCAAAGGAACTAAACAACTACATCAATGGCACACCAACGATTGATGGCGCATTAGTTAAGTACACAAAACAGATTGCAACTGATTCGATTAATCAATACAACGCAACCGTTAACCAAGCTATTAGCGCGGATTTGGGTTGGGATTGGTTTCGCTATGTAGGCAGTAATATAAAGACAACACGAACGTTTTGTAAGGCATTGACTCAAAAGCAATACTATCACAGAAGCGAACTGCCAAAGATTATCAAAGGCAACTTTGCTGAATTCAAAGAAATGAAAGGTCAAATATATGACCGCACTGGCTTACCTGAGGGAATGATTGAGGATACTAACCCAAGTAACTTCCAAACTTATCGCGGCGGTTACAACTGCGGGCATCAAGCTTATCCGATACCCGCATCGCTTGTACCTAAGAATATAATTGCTACATTTGCAAATAAATAATTAAACCCAATAATAAAATGGAAACAAATCCGACACTATTTAAACTATTAAAGATTACAAACGTGCGAAATGAAGTTAATTACTTCCCACTAAACCGCACAAACAAACAATTTCACGAAACTTATAAGCGTTCTTTAAGCAATGAAAAGCGCGAAAAGTACAAAGTTGAGGAAGTTGAATTGACAACCGAGCAAGCGGCAGAGTTAGGTGTTGCAGAAGCACACGCTATTCTTTACCCACCGACACGCAAAGGGCAACCGAATGCAGCAAACACAAACATCATGGAGATGCTTATTGCGCAAAATGCTAAGTTAATGGAGATGTTAGAAGCTAAAAACGAAACAACTAAACCAAAGAAATAATGGCAAAGCAAACTAAACCTAAAGGCGGCTGCAAAGGATGTGGCGGTGCACGTTAATTATAATTTAAAACATAAACAAAATGGCAATATTAGCTGATACAATTAAAAAATTACTTACCAAAGCGGGTTTCGACCTTAACTCTGAAACATACAGACAACTTATAGGCATCAAAGAACTGGTTGCTGAGATACCTGATGAGGTGGACCAATCATTAACTACTCTTATGAGCGCAAATGAGGCAAAGAATAACATCGACATCAAGAAACATTTTAAAGCAGAGGCACTTGATCCGTTTAACAACAAAGTTTCTACGTGGTTAAAAGACAATGGTGCAGATGATGACACTATCAAACTGATAACCGATGACCCGAATACCTATAACAAGGTTGAGGTAGCAATAAAGAAGATTGCTGAATTGAAATCGAAGCAAGTTGATGGCAAAGGCGATAAGGCCGAGTTAGAACGTAAGATTAACGAACTAAGCGCACAACTATCAAAGGCCGCAACGGATGCCGCAAACGAAAAGCAAAGTGCTATCGATGCGATTGTTGCTAAGTATGATGGCGAGTTTACAGAGATGGAAATTAATCGCATCATATCATCTAAGAAGTTGCCTGGTCAGTTTGGTTTGGATGTGGAAAGTAAGATTGCGCGTGAGTTTTTGAATAAGAAACTTGCTGAAAAAAGTGCGGCAATAAAAAAAATTGATGGTAAGTTAAAATTAGTTGCAAAAGATGATGATAAAATGCTTATCTTTGACAACGGAAAGGAACTCGACCTTGACACTCTCACAGATATGGCCTTGGCCGACAACAAGTTTTTGAAAGTATCTGACAATGGAGGCGGTATGCCACCAAAGTCGACACAGAGCCCACAAAGCTCATCTAAACCATCTGCCGCGGCAGCCAACGCTTTAAGCGACTTAGACATCGCATTGCAAGGTTTCGGGCAGAAATAAACACTAAAATATCATGGCATTAGGTTATTGCCCCGCGATGCTCCAACATATGAAATATGTGATTGGACAAAACGCACCAGAACATAAGATTACTCCTACGGGATTTTTACGCGCTGCCTTAGAGAAAGGCGCAAACGCGACACCAATCGCTGACTCTTTACAACTTGCAAACACTGCGGGCCACATTAAAGATTTAAGATTGAAATACTACCAACGTACAACTCCTGCACAAATGTCAACCGCTGACAACTGTGATATTGACTTAGTACAAGCGTATGATGAAATTACAATTGATACAACTTCAATCGTAAAGTTCGGATTACACTTCGACCAAGCAACTATCGCACGTTACTGCGATGAGGCTTCTGCAACTGTATCAATCGGTGGTGCACCAACTCCATTTATGCAAGAGCACTTAGCAGGCTTAATGGCTGCAATGAATGGTTTTGTTGGTAAGATTGACCAAACATTGTTAGGTCAAGTTACATGGGGTAAGAATGTCGTTACGGGCGCAAATACTGCGGTTACCGTTAACTTCAATGATGACTCTACTGTAAACAACTTCTCAGAGGGTTGGACAAAAGTATTAACTGATTACAGAAGCAATGAGGGTCAAGGAAGACCAATCGTTGTAGGTAGTGGATTAGTTGATTCTGCTTACATTCAATCTTTGAATCCTGCGATGACTCAATACGCAAACTTAAACAACGCTGCGGCTGCAAGTAATATTGATTACTACCATGATATCTACTCAGGTACATCTTGGGGGTCAAATCAATTTGCAGTATTGATGCCTGGAACTTTTGGAATCGTTGAATTAGACAGATACAAAGGATTCAGAGCTCAACAACTTGGTTTATCTACATTCTGGAACATGGCAATGCCATTTGAAATGCCAGGAAGTGAGGGAACTTTAGGTATGTTAAACATCGATTTCCAATTAAGAGAGATTGACTGCCCGACTGAAACCACAGTTGGTTACGAATCTGCAACGCTTGGAGCAGGATATTCTTTGATTATGTCTAAGAGATTTGCTTTATGGCAAGTGCCAAGTGATGCTTACTTAGCATCTGACAGATTAACTGGCAACAATGGAAGTTTACGTTACACCGCAACTAACTCTTAAAAATGAGTTGTTTTGACGGAATCGTAAAACTTAACGGTTGCTCAATTACAGAGGTGCCGCAGGCTGTTTATTCTTTAAACAGCCTGCCAGGCATTTCATTAAAATCATTTGAGCAAGTATCCAATAGTGAGCAACAAAACTATATTGGCGTATGGAATGCTATCAATGAACGTGCTGAGGCGCGAATGAAGAATCAAATTATATCGTATATGTCAACGCGTTACGATATTAAAAGAGTGCGTAGGACAGTCGATGTGTTTGGCGATGATGAATTACCCTCAACAAGTAACGATTTATTTAAGGGCATCGTTATAAATTCGGCTTACACACTTGTTGACAATTGGAAGATTAGCCCATTGCAAACAACAACGGTTGACAAAATAAGATTTTACAAGTCGGCAACAACAACTGCAACGACAATTGATGTAAAGTTTTTTAATTATTTATCTAAGGAAGTACTATTCACAAAGACTTTAACCGTTGCAAATATGGTTAATGGTTGGAATGAATTCTCTATACTAAAACAATTTGATTGCGCTATTTTAGCCATCGGTTTTTTAGACACAAACATTAACGGTGTTACTTATTCGACTACCGATTCAGATACGTTTTTTGCAAGTTGCTTTAGCGCTTATTATGACTGCGGAACATGCGGTCAAATCAATGGCTTTGTTTCATCAAATTCAAGCGCAAACGGAACACTAACATACAACACTATTGCTGACTCATTACAAGTACTATTAACGCTTGGATGCAGCTACGATTCTGCGGTGTGCTCAAATAGAATGCTGTTTGCTGAGGCTTATTGGTATGCATTAGGCATCGAGTTTATGACTGAGCGTTTATATTCGGAAAGAACAAACTTCTACACAACCGTTAAACGTGAGGAGGCTAACGAGTTGTTAGCACTTTATACCACACGTTATGAGGAGGCAATTAAGAACGCATTAGGCGGCATTAAATTAGAATGTGATGCATGTTTAGAGTGCAATAGTCAAGTACAAGTGTTTACACAACTACCTTAATGGATATAACCTCTAACATACCATTTGTGATTGGCAATATACTTGCAAAGTTTCGCGAACTTGGAAACCCCGAAACGGTTTCAAGAGCTGCGGCAGTTGCGGTGCTGCCTGAATTGCGTTATCGCATTCACGTAGATGGCAAGAATTCAAACGGTGGTGCAATCGGAACTTATAGCAATAGTTATTTAAAGATTCGTGAGCAAAACAATAGAGGAACAAGCACTAAGGTAATCATATCGTTAACGCGCCAACTTGAAAATGGCTACACATTAAAAGCTACCGAGAAAGGTTACACAATAGGCAACACATCGCCCGCAAACGAGGAGATAATCGGTCACTTAACTGAGAAGTATGGCGACATTTGGCAGCTAACAGAACGTGAGCTCGAGATAACTCAAATCGTTGCGCAAGAAACCGCTTTATTAATAATTAACAAATGAATTTAAAGCAAGTAATAACCGAAATTGACAACGCTATTATCGCAGCGTTACCATTAACACCTAACAAGGCGTTTGGGCTTGCTGAGTTTTATTACGATGGCGAGAAGCGTTATCCTGGCATCAACATTAATGGCGAAGTAACCAACTGTTTATTGCAAGATCAATATGCAATCAGTTGGTATCATCGTTCGGAATCATCACGACTAACAGTAATTGAAAACAATTTTGGTGACAAGATGGATAAGGTGGAGGAAACAACACCAGTTACGCTTGTCATTTATGCAAATAAAACATTAACATCGCAAACAATTAAGGATATATTTGTTTCGGCTATTCCCAGTGTGTTAAGTAAATTAGTGTGTGAGAGCATTAACGTATTTGATTGCACATTCGAGTTAACGGAAACCGAAATGAATTCAACTTTAGTGTTTAGAGAGGAATGTTCAATACCCGATGTGAGAGTCGGTCTAAACCATGGACTGTTAGCAGTTCGATACGAAATCAAACAAACATATCGCAGAGGCTGCACGGTCATCTGTGAATGCTAAAAACAAATAATCATGGCATATTATCCATCGGGTTGTGATGAAAACATTACCGCCCACACTTGTGGAACTTGTGGCGTTGAGTTATCGCGCGTAAGAGGAACTGCATTTATAAATAAAAGCTATTACCCTACACTATCTACTGACTTCGAAGATGAAGCATTGTGGAATGCGGGCATATCATCAGGAGCAATCATTGTTTACCCTGAAACACAAGGCGAATTTGATGGTGGAACACCTAACATGGGCCAAGGTTATGGCGACACAGAGGAGAGTTTAAATTCTTACACTTTCTTATTGTCGTTTAAAGACCCTAACTATGTAGGTAATAGAAACCATTACAACTCTGTAAAGGGCTCACGTAATTTTCACGTAGCATTTAGAAGTGAAACAGTGTTGGCAATCAGTGATGAGCCTTGCACAATCGTACCAAAGAATCCAATCGCAAACGATTTAAAAGTTGAGCGCACTTGGGATGTAGAAGTTAAGTGGACATCTGACAACTTCCCTGAAGAGTCAGCTATTCCTGCTAACTTGTTTACTTGTTACGTAGTTTAATCATTGGCGGTAACACCCCGTAAGGTGGCCGCCTTTAATACTTTAAAATAATGGCATTCTATCCATCAAATTGTAATACTATTGAAAGTCATTTTGCTTGCGGCTTAAGCGGAAGCGGAGAATGCACAAGCATTGAGCTTGCGCGCGTTCGTTCGGTGGCATTGATACACAAAACATTTTACCAACAGTTAATGACTGACCCCGAATCGACATTGATTTGGCAAACGGGCATTACTGCGGGAATGATAATCGTATTGCCACAAACACATGGCGAGTATAACGGTGGAAGTCCTATCGTTGGGCGTGGCTTTGGTTGGAGTGATGAAACATTAATTGCCTATAATTTTGAAGTAAATTATAAAGACCCCGATTACGTTTCTAATTTACCGCATTATAATTCGATAACGGGAAGCCGCAATTTTTACTTAGCATTTTGCTCTGAAACATTGATGCGAATTTCACAAAGACCAGGCACATTAATAGCAAGTAATCCCGTTGCAAATTCATTAAAGGATGAAGTAAACTTTGTATTGAATTACAAATGGATACACGATAAGATGCCATTGGAGTTTAGCATTCCAGATGGCGTATTTGTTTGCGCGCCATCGGTTGTTTATGGTGCAAGTTTCGATAATAGTTTTGATGAATCATTTGATATACCTTAATAATGGCACAAAAGAATAGGGCAAACATGCTCACAGATATTGTAAGTAATATCTACAATAATTTAATAAACTTTATAACGGGGCAAAACGCGCAGGATAGATTTGTAAACTTGCTTGATAGTAGCCCGAATATATTATCGGATGCAAGCCAACCAAATGGCTACGTTTCAACCGATGCAAACAACGAGATGTTTTCAAGCTATTACGATGAGGAAATTTCAAGAGCCGATTTGATTACTGACTTAACTGCTAACTTGGCGGTTGGTGGTAAGTTTTACAGAATTAATGATGCGGTTGGAAGTACGATAACATTGTTAGTTATTGCCGAAAGTAATGTAAACTTGTATTCAATAGGCACAAACATTGCAACGGGGGAACAAGGAACATACGACATTACAACCGATGTGTTTATTCCAATAGTTGTTAGCGGCACACCCAACCTCCAACAAGTAACGGATGTAAATAATGAAACAACAAATCCGTTAAGAGTAGATGATGGAGTAGGAAACTCATCCATATTAGGTCTTGGCACATTAACATTAGCAACTGGCAATATAGGAAGTGCAACTATTGATGCATCGTTGGTTACAGATATTTATACTGCACAACTACCCGACAAGGCAGCAGGCACAGAAACATTTGCAATGTTGAGTGATATTACGGGCGGTGGTTTAGATTTGGAAGTAAACGGAACACCAAATGTAGACCAAACACTTTTAAATTTAATCGAGGGTGTAAACATTGACATAGCAGACAATGGAACAGGAGGAGTAACTATAACCTCATTAGCCGATAGATATAAGACCTCATCTGTTACAAGCAATACAATCGGCAACGGTGCTAAAACATTCACAGTTGATGCTAATTTAGCTTACATTCCTTTACAAGAAGTATTGATAGTTAATGACCCAACACATCATATGCACGGAACTGTAACAAGTTATAGTGGCACTACACTTGTTGTTGACGTAAACTCTCATACAGGTACTGGTAGTTTTAGTTCGTGGGTAATCAATCTTGATGGTGTGCCAGTTGATGCCATTACGGGTGTTGGAACTGCTAATCAAATAGCTTACTTTACAAGTGGGCAAGTGATAGCATCGTTGCCAGTAGCTACTTATCCATCGTTAACGGAATTATCAAGGGTTAAGGGTGTAACGAGTGCTATTCAAACGCAATTAAACGCTTTAAAAACACCAATTTCATCAGTTGGAAATGGGACTGCGGTAACTGGTGTTGTTGTAAACACATATTCAAAAGGTTTATTAATTCCTGCAAATTCAAGAACTGCAAACGATGTTGTGCAGATAGATTGCCAAGTTGCTAAAACAGGAACTGCGGGAAATATTCAGTTAAGGTATTATTGGAACACAACAAATGATTTGGCAGGAAGCCCAATATTAATTGGAACTTCAGTAAATGGTGCTGCGAATTGGACTGCATTTTCAAGGTTGTTATCAATTGAGGTTGCCAATGGTAGTGGTAATGGAACAAAAGTAGCACCAACAACTGTTGTTTTACAAACAGGTTGGGGAACTGCCACAGCACTACCAAATATACTAGCTATTAATTGGGGTATAGATGGCTATTTGATTTGTGCAATATTAAATGCAAATGCTGGAGATTCATCAGTGTGTCACATGTTAAAATTAAATTAAAATGATAATAAACGGATTTAAAGTAACAAGCAATTTTTTCGATTACGTAGATGCAACTATGTGCCATTTAGATTTAGACCATTGCATAAGATTAGTACATTTGTCGGACACCGAATTCAACACAATAGAGGATTTACAAACCGCAATCACAGATTTAGTTATATGATACATCAAGAAAACCCCGACAATAGCATATTAGTCATCATTACAAGTGTCATCATTCAAGCAGGAGTGTGGACTTCCGATTGGTTTGGGAACATCCATTTAGAGGGCATTTATGACACGATTTACGATGCAGCAAAGTTAGGCGCATTAATCGTTTCGATGTGGGCTTCTTATAGGGTGGCAAAGAAAAATAAAAATGACTAATCAAGAAATAGTCGCAATTAAACCTTTGATATTAGTACTTATTATTTTGTTAGTTTATCTCATTGCAATGCTTTACCAATATAGAGCAATAGTTAAGAATGTAGGCAGATTTTTTAAGGGCGGTGTAATAGCGTTGTTGGTAATGCTTGGCATCATAGATGATAAATAACAAAGCCCTCACATTTCTGCAAGGGCTTCACCTAATAACTTAACTAACATTGAACGAGTCAAAGATAGTAAAATGTTATTGATTGTGCAACACCATTCCGTACTCATTAATACCATCTTTTATAATTATGTTTTCTTTTTTAATTAGTTTGTTTTTTTTGAAAGGCTTGTAATTTACTTGATGATGCCAGCGATTAAACTTCCACGTTACTTTTACCACATCAGGGTGTTGTTGTTGTAGGCTCTCTGCAAATTCTTTTCTATTGTCGGTATCTCCATAAACTTCTTCCGTGTTACCACCTTTCATTCTCAATGTAGTTACTTTCCCAGCTAAAAAAGCATTGAATAAAATAGTACACCATCCATCTTTTAAGGCTCTCAAACTTAAATCTGTGTCCTCATTGTATCTTCCACGCCACCTATAAGGTAAATCATTTTTAATCAGTATGCAAGAGTAAATTCTCGTATTCAAATAATATGGTGGCACTTTATCTGTGGTCTTGCAAAATGAATAATAGTTTGCTCCAGTTATTGCTACATTTTCGTATCTATCTACAAAATCCTCCATACATCTAAAAAACAATGTGCTAAGTAATTTTGGTTTTTCGTTCCTGTTTAGCCTGTGAAAACCCTCAATATTATCATCTAAAATCCAGTGCTTTAAATCTCCGTTTTTAATTGAGTGTTCCCATACAAAATTCCTAACAGGTATTGAACCTTGCCCTAAATTTGAAAATGGCGTTACAATTATGTTTTCAGTAATATGCTTATACAATTCATACTCCTGTGGTTCTACTACCAATGTAAATTCAACACCCATCAATTTGAGTTCACGAGCAGTTAAGCAGTTGTTTGGTCTGCCTTTGCTTATTACATAAATCGGATATTTATTTTTCATCAGTCCAAACTTTTTTAACTCCACCCCAATGTGATTTAAAAGGAAACCAAGCACTTTTAGTTTTATTGGTTAGCTTTTGTCCTATCAATTTTGCAAAGGTTTGTAAATCTTCTTCATTGTCAAATCTGAAAATAATTTGTGAATATGCTTTTTGTTTGTCTTGCACAAATTCAGGCATATCTTTCCACTCTTTTTGCCATTCGTTTTCTTCATCTTGAAATAAACTTAATGCATTCATATTTTTTTAAATTAAAAAACCTCAACAATAGCGAGTAGGAGGTCGCTAAAGTCAAGGCTTCTGTTAAAATTTCGTTTCGTTGCTCCTACACAACTTTGCAAATGTAATAATTTATTTTAAACCAACAAACAACCACAACATAAACATTGCCCCACCAACACACCACGCAGCAACTTTACCTTTGCGTTGTTGTTTCGTTTCTTGTTTACTGATAACTAACAACGTGCTATCTGTTAGGTTTTCCGCCTTGTAAGCGGTGATTAACGAATCCTTAATTGTTGATACTGAATCACATATTTGAAACGCATTAAACAAGGCAGCATAGCTACTATCCTTAACATTAATAATCTCATCGCATAGAACAAACACAGTATCGCACTCTTTTGGCAACGTATTACGCAGTTTCTTCATCAAAGCTATGTTAGTGTTGGTTAATGATATTTCGCGCTTTCTAATGCTATCTTTTGCGTTATTCGCAGTTTGTAATCTTCGGTTGACTGCTTCCAACTGGTTAAGTAGAATAGCCTGCTCAATGCCGAATTGTTTTTTCATTAGTTCCGCTTCTGCTTTGTAGTCAAATGGAATAGGCTTCGGTTTCTCTTTGGCGCAATGGTTTAAGCCGATAATTAGCAGTAAACATAATACTGCAAATGTGATAAGTTGGTGGTGTGGTTTCATATTGTTATTGTTAGCACCCTACACTACCATCCTCAACTTTGGTGGGGCTTGGTGATGGCGGTATATTGTTGTTTTTAAATAAATCAATTGGTTTATATTCGTATTTTAAATAAACTTTTTTATCGGTAGGTTCATATACATTAGCAGTAATTCCAAGTATAGAGTTTTGAAAAACTTCGCTACATAATGACAAATCACTTTCAGAGTAAATACTACCATCAGAATTTTCAACTATTAATTTAATTATTCTGTTGCTCATTTTTTTCGGTTGTGAATTTGGTTAAAAATTTAGTATTAATCAATAAAAACGTAGCAGCCAAACCACCCCAAAAGGCTTGCTTTAAACTGATTAATCCTTGCGTTTCTGCAAGTGCTAAACTTGTTTGAATGAATGGTAGCAACACATAGATTAAATAATCTGCAATCTTCTTTAGTTGCTTGTTGTCGGGGCTGCGGTATTTCTGTTTTAGATTCATATTGTTTGTTTTAGAAATTAGTAGCGCATAGCTGTTAGTTATAAGTAATTTGTGGATGAAGACGGAATCGAACCGTGTTACCATCATCACTGCAAGTCGTTTAACGGACGAACAGTTAACATCACCCAAATATCCACAAACTTTCTTATACACCCATCCGTTCATCAATTCGTTATTTCCCATTCAAATTTACCCTTTAAATTCCATTCAAGCAAGGGCATTATCAAATCATTTTTATCTTTTCGCCTAAAGTAAACGTGGTCAATCTTTCGACCACCTATTGCAATGAAATCAATCTTAACAAATGTGATTACTTCCTTGCCATTCGTGTAGCGTGTGTTTCGTGTCATACTATTGTCATTTTAAAGGATTCTTTGCCCATAACATCCAGCAATCGTTTTAATGTCGGTGTTGACCTCAACAGTTCAACTATCCCATCTCCGTTAATGTCACCATAGCCATTTCCAACACCAATGCAGCCAAGCAAATCGGGTTTGCGTGTCTTTGGGTTAGGGCTGCCGACAAAGTTCGCCTGATGCACTAAAATAAAGTCACGATTGGGAACATCTAAAATATGGTAGTGTCTTGGATACTTCTTTGATTCACGATAGACAACATTATAAACACCCTTTGGTATGCAACTGATTTGCTTTTGATTGTTTAGGTAGGGTAGTTCAATAGTGTCACAGGCAAATAGTACATTGCCATTTTCGTAACTAATCCACTTGCCAAGCGTTTGTTTGTCTTGTGGTATTCTGGTTATTATTGCTGATTTCATAGGTTGTTTAATTTATTTATTTCATGTTGTAAATACCATGCAGCCTTTTCTAAATCTTGCAATTTGTTTTCTTTTTTATCGCATCGTAATGTATATTTTATTACGTTACCTAAAGCAAAACCAAGCCTATAATGTTCAATTATTTTTATAACTTCCATTGGGTTATTTTCGCCTCCGTAGTGTAATGGGTGATTGACTTTGGACATCGTACTGTTTTTTTAAATTGTTTATACTCTTTACTTGTATGGCAGCTATTGAAAAGCAACCACATTATTAATATTAAGACACGCATAAATTCATTATCTCAATATTTAAAGGCACTTCTATGCCCTCTACACCATCTTTTTCTGCGTAAGGGTAAAGCAGATAACCAATCGGAAAAGAACACTTCGGAGCAACTCTAAATGCGTATCCATTGTTAGCTTTGCACTCGATGTAATAACCCCATTGCAAGGTAACCTTGACTCTCTCACCGATTGCATATCTCCCTAACCGTTGTATAATGCGCTGCCCTTTAATATACGCATAAAAATACAACACACAATAGTTTTCCTCTTTTCGGATGCCCAAACGTATGCTATTCCAGTGATGCCAACCGCGTGAAAAACCTATTACTTTCTGCACTCCTTCGCTTTTCGCGAAATCAGAAATAACAAATTCGCAGGTTAATTTTGTCGGTTTGTATAGCAGTTTCATTTTTTCATCCATTGTTGCATAAAACCTGCACCGCAAACCGCACTGGTTAACGATGCGCAAAAGGATAGTGTAAATGTAAGCAACTCGGAATTTCCAAAGAAAACACCAGTCATTGCGAATTTGATTGCCCAAAAGGACATAAAAAGGGCTGATAATGCCCATAAGATTAAAGATAGTTTTGTTTTCATAATTATAAGTTTTCAGGATCTAATTCCTCGTTTAATAATTGTTCTAATTTCGGGCTTAAATGTACTTGTTGCTTACCGTTAGTGATGTCAGTAAGCACCCAACCGCCACGAATACCGTTTTCTCTATCGGTTTGTTCATATTCCCAGTGTAAAGTTAATGTAGTTTCCATAATGTTTATATTTTATTTTCGGCAAAGATATAAAAAAATAATTACGTGCAAATATTTTTTTATTTAATAATTAATTGTATGTTTGTGGCCTAATTTAAACACTAACAATATGAAACAACTAATCCAAAAACTCTTATTCGGTTACCGAACAAACCCGAATGCCTACACTCCTAAAGGTGGCGCGAAACTTACACAACAAGGTGGCAATGCAGAGGCTATACATTCTGCACTGGTATTAATGCAATATAACATTAGACATGCCAAAGGAATCAATTAAAACACGCAACCGTAAGATAGCACGCTACATTAGTGATGCTTATGTTAATGTCATTAGGCCCGATGTAATTGACACTATACACTGGGAAATGTGGCTCAAACACAATGCAGGGCTTACCCAAGTTGAAATTGCAATGCTATATCATGTAAAGAAGTTTGAAGTGGTCCAGATATTAGCCACAGTTGTGGAGCTCCTAAAATACAAACCGAAAATTGTCGAACAGGAATGGACACAAGAATTTCGTGTGTGGATTGATGCGCAGTTGTATCGCGATAAGATTAGGGCCAAGCTACATGCTGCTTATAAGGTGGCAAGGAAAACGAATAGTAATCAGTTATTAATAATGAGTGAGGTATGAAAATAGTAAAGATTAAACCTAATTGCGAGTGTGGAAAGCCATCTGTTTCTGCTGGATACTGTTTAAAATGCTATAATAGGAATTATAAAAGAAAAATAAACAATAGCATCCCAAGAAAAAAGTACAAT